AGCAAATATTTTTTCTTGGAGTTTTCTATCACGAACGGATAGTTTGAGGTCTTCGAAAGTCGGAAGACTTCCGAAATTCTTTAGATGAGTGGATATAACTTTGTGTATTGATTGATATTCGCCAGGTAGGTAGTTTTCTCTTAGGTTACCCCAAGTATCAAAATCTTCCTGTGTAATAATCTGCTTCAGTAAAGCTGATGTCAAATTCAAAGTCTATCCTCCCAGATAAAGAAAGACAAGGGAGAACTAGTCTCCCTCATCTTAAAGTTTTAAAAAGAACTAGCTAGAAGCTTTTTCTTTTCTTGCAGCGCCATCATAATCGGCACAAGTTAACCCTCTACGAGTTAGCATTGTTTTAACGCCTCTTACAGTTTTGCCAATTTCGTCAGCGATAGCTTCAACATTCATGTTGCCTAAGTCACTAACTTCCGCTAAAGGATCAGCTTTAGAGCTACCTTTAGTTTCTTTTTGCTTAGGAATAGCGTTAATATCGCCACTTCTAAGTAAGCTGAGAGCTTTTCCTCTGATAGAGTTAACAGTTTTTCCTAGAGCTTCTGCAATTTCTTCTACAAATGCACCAGAATTTACCATTGAGGTAAAAGTGTTTTCTTCTTCGGGAGAGTAAGTTCTAACTGATTCAGGTTTCTCAGCTGGTTTTACATGAGAAGTTAATTCCATTGAAAGAATTTTTCCCTGTATTGATTTAGCAGAAAAGTGTCCACTCTCGAAAGAGCTTGCAATGTCTGCATATGTGTACGCACCAGAGTTATCTGTTACGAATTGTGATAAAGTAGCTTCTTGATCCTCAGAAAAAGTTCTGTTTGATACGCTTGATGCAAGTTCTACATCATATCCCATTTTTCTCAATTTGCTTGAGACACTTCGTGTTGAAGTCTCTAAGTCACCAGCTGCGTCAGCAACCATTGATTGAGAAATAGGGGATTGTGACCCAACAAAGTCTACTAACTGTTGAGTTCTTTCATCTGTCCATTTTGGTAATGCCATGATTTAATTTCCTATAATTTCTTTTAAGTTTGTTATTATTGTAACACCCCGTTCTCGGGCTGTCTGTGTTTTTGCGGATTCGATCCCGCTTTCGTTTACTAAGATTGTTACATCTTTGGTCAAACTGCTTTTAACAAGATAGCCCAATTCTTTTAATAATTCTGTAGCGGCTGCTTTTGTTTTGTAGCTGGTTAATTTACCTGAGATACAAACGACACCTTTACTTGTAGCACTATCTGTTAATTGATGCTTTGTAAGTTGTTGCCATCTGAAGGGTAGTCTATCATATCCATCGGTGAATTCTTCGATTAACCAATCGAGTAAGTTATTAGTAGCAGCTGGGCCGAGTCCTGCTTTCTCACAAGTTTCCTCTGTTATCTCAGAAATATTTAGTATGACTGAGCAGATTTTTTGAGAAGCTGTTCTTCCTATCAACTTTATAGAAAAGGCGGGTAGTAAATCTGATAAATCAGTGAGTTTACTATTCTCGATTTCTCTGTGGAGTTTAACTGCTAATTTCTCGGAACCCAACGCATCTATCATCATTTCTAATGGTAGCTCATATAAATCAAAGTATGTAACTATCTTTAACTTTTCTAGCGTTGCTGGTCCGAGACCTTTAATTTTAAGAGTCTTTGCAAAATGCTCCAGTTTCTTACTTGTCTTTCCAGAGCAATCTGGATTGTAGCAAAATAGCTGGTCTTTCTCCCAAACAAGGTCTGTACTACAAGTAGGGCAGTTTGTTGGTGGTGTTATCGTTTGCAATGTTTGTCTCTCAATTTCTATTTATATATTATAACAAATATGAGTTGCCATGTCAAGAACTATTTTTCGGGAAGTCCTGTAGAATGAGCGAATCAATTTTGAAACACTCAGTATGACCTCCAAACTTGACTTTTGGTTCGTATTTGTCATGTTGGTAAATTTCGTGTAGGTATTGTTCTTGAATCCACACATGATAAAGAGTATCTGACCAAGTTTTTTGAATACGAATATCGTATCCTTTAAAACCGCCACTACGCTTAATTACATGCCTCCAATCTTTTCCTGAGGCTATACCTACCTTTATACATTCTCTTTCAAATGTCTTTTTGTTCACTAGAACAATGCCGTATAAGACTCCGTCTTTTTCAGCGTCCTCAGGGTGGTTACGAAAATAAGTTTCGTTATATTTGCCAATGCTGGGCAATTAAACTCTCCGTACTATACGAGGAATTATTTCTCCACTTCGTATCACTTCTACTGTGCAACCTATTTCTAGGTCTAATGCAGCTATGTGTGCCATATTGTGTAAGGTTGCTCTGCTTACCATCGCTCCCTCTATCTCAATAGGTTTTAGTACGGCTACTGGGGCTACTACACCAGACTTTCCTACATTCCACAGCACATTGAGAAGTTCTGTTTCAACTCCTTTTTGAACTGTTTTAAAAGCATATGCTCCTCTAGGGTGGTGTGATGTGTTTCCTCGTTTAAAAAATTCTGCATTGTTGTTGATTCTAAAAACTAATCCATCGTCTGGGTACTCTCTCCAATCACTATCAATTACAGTATCAAATCCGAATCTTTTTGCTTGTCCTAAGTCTGCTGTCCAGTCCTCATTACTATATGGTTGTACACCATAGGCTATGAACTTCAGTTCTCTACTAGCAAATTCGTCTACACTATTTAGGTTTAAGGCACCTGCAGCGTAGTTTCTTGCATTTTTAATTTCTTTCTTGGCTACTATCTCGCCTGTTATCTGTTGGATATGAGATGAGCCTAGAAAGACTTCTGGAACTAATGTTCTTAAATGTTCGGTAACATCAAGACCTTTTTTACCATCACCTCTAGTTAACCCTCGGGTAAACTTTCCTTCAACATATAATAACGAAACAGCAGCCCCATCTAACTTAGGAGTAACAATTACTGTCTCCTTATACTTGTTAAAGGGGTCTTTGTGGATTTCGTTATCAAATACTTTCTGTAAAGAAAACATTTGGTATTGATGTGATGTTCTATTATCTTGTTTTGTTCCGACTTGCGTATAGTTTATAGACTCTGCTAGCCTATCGAACTCATCATCTGATATGATAGAGTTGCCTTTGTAATATTCGCTAGCAGCGCGGTCTAAAAATTCTTTTGTGCTTTGCATAAATTCCTGTAATAATTTTATTATTTCTAATATTATAACAAAAAATAACTGCTAAGTCAAGAACTAAATTTAGTTTAGGTAAATTTCATCTAAAATATCTTTGAAGTGAGTTTCTAAGGTATCTTTTACTTCTGCAAGAGATAGTATCTCAACTAACCCTTCAAATAACGCCTTTGAGTTTTGGAAATCAAGAGCCATGGCTACGCCGTCCTTACTAGGCTTAAAATCTCCGTCAAAGTCTAAGTAGTATTTTCTAAGATGTAAATACTCTGTTCCTCTAAACTCATTCACTGTTAACTTCACTTGTTGCGTACCATCAACACTCTGTGAAATTATTTTTTCATACGCCTCTGGTGCGTCATGAATGTTCATCGTGAGTTCTTGAGTATTGCACTCAAGGGCACGATTGTTGTTACATTCGCTGGTCGTAATAACCTATACGAATCTGTGTCCCAACAGAAAAGAAGAACAGTATCAGGGGTTTCCTTTGCTCTGTTCTTCTTGCTCTGAATATACTTATTATCGAAATCTAAAGTACAGACATTGTACTTTAGTTTTTTTGAGTTGGTACTTCTGTAGGTGATAACTGCGTCTCCACAGCGATCTACCTGACTTATAAAGTCTGTTTTGTTCACTAATATACTCCATTACTGTTAAGAAAACTCTTTCTTTCAGTAAAGGTAGTTTATTAGTTATTGATTGCGCTGATCACACCTGCGAAGTAAACTGCTGCTTTGCCAGTGAGCTTGTCAATGATGTCAGCGTCAATTTCTTGACCTGCATCAGTTAAAGCACCCTTTAGGGTATTCTGTGCATCTGCTTTGCTTACTCTAGCTGTACCTGTACCACCTGTTGATGATGCAGAACTTCTAGCTGCAGGAGACTTCTTCACATAAACTCCAGCTTTTGTCAAAATCATTCTGACGCCATTAGGTGATTCACCTAGTTGCTCAGCGATGTCTTTAACAATCTCCATTGATGTCTCTGGAGTTGCTTCTGCTTCTGTGTAAAGTTCAACGGCTTCGGCTTTACTTTCGTCTGTCCATGCCATTCTTCTTCTCCTTCTTGTACCTCGATATCCTGCACACGTGCCGAACTTATCGAGTTGTTGTTGATAAAATCTATCTCCCATATATAAATATTATACAGAAAAATAGACGCGATGTCAAGAACTGTTTTTTGATTGTATATGCAGTTCCTTTTGTAAATCCGCATATTTTACATATGCACGATATTTCTGTTCTGATTCTTCGGCTACCATCTTTTGCAGTTGTAAAATATTCTGTCTCAGATGATTTATTTCTTTCTGCTGGTCGCAGATTATAACTCTTTGTTGTTCTTCAAGAGTGTCGTTAAGCATATCAAAATCCTATTTTAGCTAGATAATCTAGTTTTTCTTGCGCTGTTGCAGCTTTTTCTATTTGTTTATCCACTTCCGCTACTATCTCAGAGTGTTCTCCGATTCCAGATGGGTTTCGTAAATAAATATGTATATTGGCATCTGCTTCCGCTATCTGCCCTTCATATATTAGCTTAAGCGCTTTTAACATTCTGTCTCTCATTTTTTCTCCATTACTGCGTTAACATACCCTATACAAAATCTTTTTCTAACTTCATCAGAAAAAGCTACTTTTGTTAATGGCAATGTTAATATTGCTATTCCTACTGCAAATACTGTTGCGTGTAGGAATCTGTATCTTATTATTAAATTTTTTGGCTCTTTGGTTTCTATCATTCTAACACAGACAAAGTAAGTGCGGCAAAATAACATTATGCCTGTTGCGAGGTAGCCAGCCCCTAGGACTATAAAAATATCCATACTTCTGTTCCTTGTGCTGGTTAAAGTTCAGCGCCGTACTTTTCTAAGTGCTTTAGACTTCCTATGTCATAAGCTATTGCGTGGGAGTTAAACCCACCTATTTTTTGATGGCCAAAGTAAGGACTATCAAAATCTGTTAATTCGATTACATAAATATGATAGCACTCTGCTCCATACTTATCTAAATAATTTGTCTGAGTGGTGTTAGGCATTATCTTTTTAACTATAGCAGGTAAGTCATATCTTGCACACCAGACTCTTTCGCCTGGCTCAAAACTTTCACTTACACACTCGTCTGGTAGATAGCCCATCTTGGCTCCACGACCTTGTTCTGTTGAAGGTCTTTTTTCTGGTACACCAACTCTATTAATTATATTTTTTACAAAGGTTGAGCTACGATACATTGATTTTGCAATGTCTGATATAGGGTGTTCATTTAAATACCACTCTATAACTGTTTTTATCTCAGCCTCTGTAGCTTTTGTTCCTTTTAGTTGAGCTTTTCTTGTAGCTCTAAAATGCATAGTCTCATCATGCTCGGCTAAAATTCTATTTAACCTCGTCGTATTATAACTAATGTTTAGCATCTCACAGGCTTCCTTCTTAGTGATAGGATTATCTCCTGTCAAGGCTTCTTGTACTCTTGCTAAATTTACATCATCTAGTTTTTCGGACTTCTTTGCCCTTACTCCACGAGCTCCCATTACTCAGTACCTTCTTGCATATGGTCTTCAAACTTTTTAACATCTTGTTTTCTAATACGAATATCTTCGTCTGCTAACTGTCCTAGTAATATTACTGCGTAGTGAATGATTTTATATAAATCTTTCTCGTTCCTTCCTTCTTTCTTTCCATAACGCTGTGCATACTTTAAAATGTTTCCAATACAGAAACCTTCTCCATGCCCAGAGTCAAAAGTAACTTCGGTTGTTTGTATATTACCAGAACTGTAATGCTGTTCGTATGTGCTATCTATATATACTTTTAGTCTTTTGAGTATTGTGTCCTCATTAAACTTATTTTTCTCTGTAGCCATTCCATTTGTCCATTATTTTATCAGACGCTTTCTCATATAGTTCTGATTCAGTTATAAAAAGTATTCCATAGTACCAAAAAGCAAGTGAGAAAACCCACTTAAAGGCATAAAAAGGTATTAAGAAAAAGTCTATCATGAATTTATCCTCAGTACCCAGTTTTCTGCGGCATCTTCTGCCCAAGATTCATTGTGTCCTGTGTGTACTACATCTTTAACCCAGATGTTCATTCCTACATCATTTGCTTCAAAATGTCTAGTTACCCAAGTACCTACTTGGTCTTTCCATACTTGGCATATACGTCCTTTGTCTGTATACTCGTGATACATTATGTCTAATATATTTAGCATTATATATCTCCTTCTTGTCTGTGTTCACTCTTTGATACTTCAAAGCCATTAGGGTATCTACTCTCGAGTTTATTGATATTTTCTTCCATTACTTCTTGTGGAGTGTACCCTAATGCTGTACAGCCTTGGACCCAGTACCATAGTACATCGCCAAGTTCACGCATGAGGTGAAATCTTTCTTCTTCGTTGAATTCTTTGCCCTGAAAAATAATCTTCTTGATTACTTCGGAGAACTCCCCTGATTCAGCCTGCATACCGATTGATGCTGTGAGTAGCTGAGGAAATTCTATTTTGTGTTGTTCATGTAAGCCGTGTAATCTGCTGATTAAGGCTATTGTGTGTAGACTTTCGTCTGATGTTGTGCTGATTACGAACTTTGCATAATCATTAAATTGTTTTTGTTCTGTTGTCATTATGTCCTAGTGTGTTAAATTTCGTGATGAATACCACTTGGCTAACCAAGTATCTATACTATCGTTTGTCCAATTACTTGGAAAGTATACTGATATGAAAGGATTATCTTGTAATACGACTCTCATAACTTGCCTCTTCTTCTAGCCACCAGTCTGGTTTTCCTCTGAATTTCCACTCGGCAAAGGTTGCTTTGTCTTTGTGGTAGAATCTTCGGTAGGCTTCGACAGCGGATTCTCCTTTGAGTTCCTCTGGCATAGCCTGTGCAAATTTGGTAAGCCCAATGCTTGGTGCATGGTACTCGGGTAGTTTGAGTATGACATCATGCACTGACTTATGGCTCTTTCCGTATCTGTAGCCATATTCTTCGTTGAGTGCGAGTGCATAACAGTAGAGCCATTCGTAGTTTTCCAACGACTCTCTAGCCCATATAGTACAAGGATGGTTATACATAGTAGGTAGATAAGGAAAGTCCCGTACATCATTTGTCTTCGCTTCTTTGATAATCGCCCATTCTTCACTTGTAAGTTTCCTCGGTATATGTCCTAGATATTTGCTAATCCAGTGATTGGTACATAACATTTGTGCAGCCTCTAAAGGCATTTTTACTATGTGTTTATCCACATGAGCTTCAGCACACTTATCTATGTTTTCGTCAAGTATAAAAATATTCATAA